ACCTGTACGACGACGGCGGCGAGGAGATCACGATTACCGCGACGCCCGATACGACGATTTTCGTTGAGGGCCTTTGGGTCCGCTCGGTCGGCTTTCTCAAATTGCGTTCGGGCTCGCGCGATCATGCGGTCGAGCAACGCGAGGATTGCAAATTCGCCATTGCGATCAAAACCGATGCCGGCGGCGCGGCCGCCGATCCCGCTCGCCGAGGATGATCCCGACGACGCGCACCGGGACCGCCCTCTTAGGTACTGCGATCGTGCTCGCGATCGTCCTCGGCGTTTACTTTTCCGGTTACGGAAATTGTTGCTAACCCATGAAAGGCTAAACAAAATGAAAAAGCTTTTGCTTGCTACCGCGCTCTTGCTGGCCGTGCCGGTCGCGGGTCATGCCGCCGTGATCCAGGCGTTCGGCACCGATCCGACCTCGGCGAGCGGCGCGTTTAACCACTCGCTCGGCGCGCTCAACGGCGGTTTCGACGATCAATATACGTTCACGCTCGACCATCAAATGACGCTAACAATTGCGTCCGTTACCAACGTATTCGCGCAACCGTCCGATTTTATCACCGGCTTTACCGGCTCGGTCGTATTTGAGGGCGCCGACGGCGTGATCGGCGGCGTCGATGACGTCACGGTAATCGGCCCGGTCGCCGCTACGGCCTGCCCGGTCGTCCCCGATTGCCAGGGCTTTGCCGGCTCGGCGGTCCTCGGCGCCGGTAATTATTTCCTCGATATCGCCGGCACCGCTAACGGCTCGTCCGGTTACGGCGGCAACCTCGCGACCTTTGCTCCGTCCGAAACGCCGCTCCCCGCCGCCGCCTGGTTGTTCGCCGGCGGCCTCGGCTTGCTCGGCGCGTTCGTGCGTAAGCGCAAAGCATAGCGAGCCCGTACCTCGCTATCCGGCGCGCCCGCGCGTGCTCGGCTCCCAAAGGGCTCGGCGTCACAACGCGCGGCCGCGCCGGTCAATTTGCAAAGAGGATCATCATGGATATTGACCCGCCGGATGACGACGAAAATTATATGGATTTCATGGACCGTTGCACCGAGGACAACGACGAGGATAGTTGTCAAACGGTTTGGGACGACGCGCAAGACGAAAAGAGCGGCGCGCGCATTGTCCATAAGACGATTGCCTCGAAAGCCGACGGCCTCGATTTTGTCTTGAGCGACGAGACGCCCGACCGCATGGGCGAGATTATCACCGCCGACGGTTGGGAGCTTGCTAACTTTAAGAAAAACCCGATCGCGCTTTTCGGTCACCGGAGCGATTTCCCGATCGGCAAATGGAAAGACTTGCATGTCGAAAAAGGCGCCTTGCGCGGCAACCTTGAGCTCGCGCCGGCCGGCACAAGCGCGCGGATCGACGAGCTCCGCAATCTAATCGAGGCCGGCATCCTCAAGGCCGTATCGGTCGGCTTTATGCCGATCGAAAAGAAAACGATCGACGCGCGCGCCGACGAATTTTTCGGCCCGTTCAAGTATCTCAAGCAAGAGCTCGTCGAGTGTTCGCTCGTTAGCGTTCCGGCTAACCCGAACGCGCTCGCCGTCGCTAAGTCTCTGAAAGTCTCCGACGATACGTTGCGGATGGTGTTTGCCAAGCATGGCGACAAGAACACCGCGCGCGCGGCTCGCCGTAACGGCAAGCAAGCCGAAACCTCGCTCACACGAAAGACGACAACCATGTCAAAGCTTGCTCAAAACATTATCGAGGCGGAAAAGCGGTTGCTCGCGAAAAAGGACGAGCTCGCCGCGTTCCACGACGCCAAAGGCGACGGCAACTATACCGACGCCGATATGGAAACGGTCGGCAAGGCAAATGCCGAGATCGAGCACGAGCAAAAGCTCCTGGCGACGTTGCGCGACTCCGAGAAAAACCTCGGCGCGCAATCCGCCGACGGCGGCCGCTCGATCGTTCCGGCACACGCGGCCAAGGCCAACGGCTCGACGTCGATCGTCACGCCGCCGCGGCCGTTTAGCGTCCCGGCCAAAAAAATGACGGCGCTCGATTTGCTATGCCGCGCCGGTGCTATCCAAATCGTCGCACATCGGGACCGCAAGCCGGTCGACGAAATCCGCCGCATGGTTTACGGCGACGACGAGCCAACCAAGGCGGTGCTTGAATGGCAAATGAAGGCGGCAAGCGCGCCGGCCATGACAACGGTCGTCGGTTGGGCGGCCGAGCTCGTCCAGCAAATCGTCGTTGATTTCATGGAGACGCTTTACCCGAAAGCGATCTATCCGCGCTTTTCGGCAATGGGGCTTTCGCTCACGTTTGGCCGCAACGGGAAGGTTATCATCCCGACCAGGTCAAGGACGCCAACGATCGCCGGCTCGTTCGTCGGCGAGGGCTTGCCGATCCCGGTACGCCAGGGCGCCTTTACCTCGCAAACGCTCACGCCGAAAAAAATGGCGGTCATTACGACCTGGACGCGCGAGATCGACGAGCACTCGATCCCGGCGATCGAGGGCTTGCTCCGCGACGCGATCCAAACGGATACTGCGATCTCACTCGATAGCGTCTTGATCGACGCTAACGCGGCGACCGCGATCCGGCCGGCCGGCATCCTCAACGGCGTCGCGGGCCTAACTCCGACCGCCGGCGGCGGCTTTGCGGCGCTCACCGGCGATATCAAGGCAATCTCGGGCGCCTTGCTCACCGGCACGCTCGGCAACGTGCGGAATCCGGCTTGGCTCATGAACCCGCAACAAGTGAATAGCGCGGGCCTCGTGGCGGCACCGGGCGCCGGCGTATTCCCGTTCCGCGACGAGGTCGGGCAAGGCCGCCTCGGCGGTTGGCCGATCATCGATTCCGGCACGGTCCCGCTCGGCACCGTGATCGCGGTCGATTGTGCGGATTTCGTGAGCGTTACCGGCGACGGGCCGCGCTTCGAAATTTCGGACCAGGCGACCTTACATATGGAGGATACGGCGCCGACCGATATCACGACGGCCGGCACGCCGCCGGTCGCCGCCTATCCGGCAAAATCCATGTTCCAAACCGACTCGATGGCGTTGCGGTTGATTATGCCGATCAATTGGACGATCCGCCGCGCCGGCACGGTCGCATGGATGGCGGGCGTTACCTGGTAGTCAAGCCGGCCCGTTGTATCCCGACGGGCCGGTCAATCCCGTTTTTGTGAAATAGGAAAGGCAAGCCAATGACCGACAACGAACACGGCAAAGCCGACGCCGCGGCCAAGCAACGCGACGAGGCGACCAAGAAACACGCCGACGAGACGAAAAAGAAACTCGCCGACGAGCGCGCCGCGCGCGAGAAAGCGAGCAAGGAAGGCGCCAAGGCGGCCGGCGAGATTAAGCCGACGCCGACGCAAGAGGAAAACGACCTCGCCGCCTCGGGCGTTTACGTCGGCGAAAAAGAGGACGACGGGAGCGGTCCCGACCCGAACACGCCGCAAGCGAAAGAAAAGCAAATGGAAGCGGCCAAGCCAAAGGCCGGTTATCAAACGAGGGCCGCCGGCGCGTGACCGTTCGCGGTTTCCTTAATCGCGTTGCGGGCCGGATCATCGGGAAAGCCGAAGGCGAGTACCGACCCGGCCCGTATTACTTGCCGGTCACCGGCGGATGGTTGCCCGACGGCGTGCCGGATAATTGGTGGCAATTGGGCTATACGCCGGTCACCGGCGCTCAATCGGCGATGGTCGAGGCGTGCGTTTCGGCTTACGCGCAAACCGTCGCCATGTGTCCCGGCGATCACTGGATTACCAACGACGACGGCGGTCGCGAGCGGGTCGAGACGAGCGCGTTGTCGCGCCTGTTACGGCATCCCAACGACTATCAAAGTATTTCCGACTTTTTGCTCAACGCCACGCGCGGGCTTTACCTGACCGGCAACGCCTATGCGTTGGCATTACGCAACGATCGCTTTGAGGTCGACGAATTACACTTGATGAATCCCGACATATGCTATCCGCGCGTCGCCTATAACGGCGAAATCTTTTATACGCTCGGCGGCAACGACGTTATCGCCATGCGGCTCAATAGTCCGCAAGAGCTTATCGTCCCGGCGCGCGACGTCTTGCATATCCGCTTGCATACCGAGCGCGCGCGTTTTCCGACGCCGCTCGTCGGCGTCTCGCCGTTGCTCGCCGCCTATTCCGATATCGGCGTTACCGCGGCGATCGCCAACCAACAAACCTCGTTTTATCGCAACGAGGCGCGGCCCTCGGCGGTGCTCTCGACTGACCTCATACTCGACAAGGACCAGGTTACGGCGTTACGCGATCGTTGGAACGAGCAAGCCAAGGGAATGAACCAGGGCGGCACGCCGATCTTGACCGCCGGCCTCAAGGTGCAACCTTGGGCGATCGCGTCAAAGGACGCGGCGACCGCGGAAATTCTCAAATTGAGCAACGAGAATATTGCGCTCGCGTTTCGGATTCCGTTGCAAATCCTCGGCCTCGCCGGCGGCCCGGTCAACTCGACCGAGATCCTCATGCAATCCTGGATCGCCTCGGGCCTCGGTTTTTGCCTCAACCATATCGAGGAAGCGATCGGCCTCTTGTTTGCGCTCGACGGGCAACCGTACGAATACGTCGAATTTGATACCGCGGCACTCTTGCGCTCGGCCTTTAAGGACCGGATCGAGGGCCTCGCGCGCGCGGTGCAAGGCGGCATCCTGGCGCCCGACGAGGCGCGCGCGCTTGAGGGTTATGCCAAGGTTCCCGGCGGATACGGCAAAGAGCCGCGCGTGCAGCAACAAGTCGTCCCGTTGTCGGCCGCGGAAAAGATACCGGCGGCAC